TGCTGAACTTGTAGTTGATCTAACGGGATTAACATAGAATCCAGCTGCTGCGCCGTTGAGTATAGCACCGCTGGCATTTAAGATAATACTGTTTGCTGATTGATTATTGTGTCCTGCATAATGTCCGACAGCGATCGCATAGTCACCCTGACTTGATTGACCAGCATTGTCACCTATGGCAACCGCACTATCACCTTGCTCAAAATATGCTGCTGATGCTCCTACAGCCACTCCGTAGTTGCTTTGTCTAAGTTCACCTGCCTGTCCTCCTATAGCGACTGCACGGGTGCCTTGATCTTCTGATCCAGCTGATGCACCAATGGCAACTGCACGATAGGCTTGATTTAAACCGGCATTTTCACCTAGTGCTATCTTTTCTTCACTGGTTCTCAATGTTGTGGCTTCTATGTTACCGTAGACTGTGGCAGTGTTGCCATCTATGATCTGTGTTGAATTGTCTGTGAACACAGAGCCTATAAAATTTCCTCTCAGTACACCATTGGTAGCATCTACCAACATGGTAGAGTCATCTGCAAACACTGAACCTCTGATATCTAAATTGCTGTTTACACTGAATGTCAGTGTATCTGTTGCAGTGTCTTTGGTAATTGTTAGTCCGGGACCAGATATTAAATTCAGTGTATCTGAAATATTATCAGCAGATACAGGCTGCAGAGTAGCATTGTCTACAACAATAAATCTAAATGTTGGACTGGCAGGAGCAAGATTGGTAATGGTTACTATTCCAGTGCCATCACCGCTAACTCCTATCTCGCTAGGAGTTCCTACGATCTGCTTGACACCAAGATTGGTCAATGTTATACCACCAGTTGCAGCACTTACCCCAATACCACCTGCTGTGCCTGTTAGACTTGTGACTCCCAAATTGGTCAATGTTACTGTACCAGTGCCAGCACTCACACCAATCTGTCCCACAGTACCCGCAAGACCTGTAACACCACTGTTGGTAATTGTCAGTGTGTCAGTGCCAGCATTTGTGGTCAATGCAATGCCAGTACCACCAGCCACATTCAGTGTATCTACCACACTGTCTGCCACAATGTCCGACTGTCCTGCCACTGAAAAAGTTTTAAACGCTGTGTTTGCAGGATCTATAACCAGTTGTCCGTTTATAGTGGTACCCAATGGCAGATTTAGTATACCTGCTAGATTGGCAGTTATCTGCGCTGACCCCAGATATAAACTTGATCCAGATAGATAAAGATCTCTCCAACGAGCTGTTGGACTACCAAGATCGTAGACTTCACTGGAACTAGGTTTGATATCAGTGCTGAGACTGGTAAAGTCTAATACTCCGCCCGGTCCTCCTATTGAGCCATACAGTTCATCAAAATTTGCATTTATTTTTGTAAATGCATCTTCTACTGTGCTCCATACAATTGGAGGACTGCCTGCGTTTAGTGTCTGTTGTGCCATTAGTTTCTTCCCACGGCCACTTCAATAGTGCCAATATGATCTGAATTGTAGTTCTCTAGTGCTTTGCCAATCACTGTGCCTGTTCTAGCATCTCCGCCTGCGCTCACAGCACAGCCTGCAATGTTGCTGGCAATCAGCAGATCTCCTTTCTCAATCTTTCCAACTACGCGACAAGGCACACGGCCCTGTAAGGCCACTTGATTTTTAAATCCTGGACAATCACCATTCATGGAATAGGCAGCATTATCGCTCACAACACCAGCCACTCTATGATCACCTTGTCGATTTGCTATAGTAACTTCTTTGTCGCCACCAAATATAAGAACAGTACCAACAGCATACTCCCGATCGCCTTCGTAGTATTCTGCTAGGTCAGCAGCATAGGTAGCTTGGAATCTACTGCTACCGCTCAATGACCAATAGCCCTCTATAGTTCCGGGTGTTGTCACAGCGCCTGTACTAATACTGGTACAATTTTTTAATGCTGCTACACTAATACCAGTTGAGTCAAGAGTGGCAAATGTTGTAGCACTGTCCTGACTACGGAATATGTGTTGTGTGTTATTGTAAAAAGTTTTCTTGTCACTGGCCGGTACTGTACCATCACCTATGTAAATACCCACTTGTCCTAGGTAACCATAGTACTGCATAAATCCGCCAGTACCCGATGCGTTACTATCGATAGTAGTAATCGTGTCGATCTTCAACTGAGCAAGATCCACATTACGTGCAGCAAAGTCTCCGTTACTGTCACGTTTAACCAAAGTGCTAACAGTGTTAGTTGAGGCGTCGTCAACAATGCTGTACGACCAACTAGCACGAACAGATCCGTCACCACCGGTATGACGTAAATAACCAGTGTTAGTTGCAGCACCATAGTCCGACAGTCTCAGAGCCAGGCCTTCGTCAACCACTGTAGCAAAGGTCACTTCAGCAACATTAGCTGTTGATGCTGTGCTGTTGCCCAGCAGTCTATCTGCTCCTACCTGTGCTAATTTGGTCAATGCTAGGCCGTTGTCTTTGACTGTGACCCAACCGTTGGTTAGTGTAAATTGCGCACTGTCAAAACTTGATATACCTCTTAGAGCTGCTACAGTTCCACTAATAGCCGATCCAGTAGTTGTATTACTATAGGTAACAACGGTGGTATTACAGGTCAACACTGTATACGTGCCGTTGTATCCGGCAATAGTTAATCCTGTGACTACAATTTTTTGTCCTGCAATAAACGGAGCACTGGGCTGCGCCACAAGGAATGTTATAGTAGCTACAGAACCGCTGCCAGTTGCAGTAACGTTGGTAAGACTAGCCGATATAGTAGCATAGGCATCATTCAAACTCAATTTGGCCTGATCGATTGCTGCCGTGGACATGATATTGGCATTGTCGATAACACCATCACTGATAGTGGTTCTTATGATGTTGGTAGTGCTATCACCTAGCAATATATCAAAAGTTACTTCGCCTGTGGGTGTCGCATTGATAATTGTATTACCGGTACCATCCAAGGTTAATAATTGTCCCGATTGTGACTGTGAAAAGTTAAACAGATTAGTTCCGTCGGTATCTTTTAGATTACTAATTGTAATGCTGTCTAGTCTAGCAGCATCGCTGGATAATGCGGGAACTCCAAGATTTTCAATCTTGTAAGAATTCATGTCCATGTCATCGGGTCCGACCCAAGGCAATGCTCCACTAAGAGCCATGAAGCCCACATTATTAGGCACACGTTCGCCTAGAGCAACAACGTTACCATTGTAATCCAATCCCAGTCTGCGACCAATGTAGGTTCTCACAGCTGATTCCGTAGGCACCGCATCAACACGGCCTTCATCCATTGCTGTTGAGAATTCTGAAATAGTTGTACCGCGTTTAAATCCTAGACCGTCTAATTGACTCAGGGCAATACTTGCTGAGAATGTGATAGTACCAGTACCCTGGTCAACTCTAAAGAATGGACCAACGTTGAAGTTACCAAATTGGTCAGTAGTCACAAAGAATGTACGACCTGAACCTCGTTCCTGCATCTGCGCACGTTGAACTATTTGACCTGTTTCTGTATCCGCTTGTGTGGCATATGTTGGTACTGAAATAATTGAATTAACGGGCGGCCCGTAGATCTCGCTAGGATAGTTGGTATCAGCATATCCGCCTGTGCCAATTTCCAATAGATCATGTGATGTCACACGAGTCAAACTAATTCTAATGGTCAGTGTACCATCGGTCAGCGCACTTGGTCCTGGAGCTGATCCTTTGAGAGTAGGCGGATCATTGAATCTTACAACACTACGTACCAGTGCTGGGCTGACGGTTAGTAGAGCATAGTCTTGACCAGTAGTAAGACTGTCTTGATAATTGGTTATTTCATACTCTTGGCCTTCGTGTACAAATCTGTAATTTGTACCAGCTGCTATACCATTAGCCAATCTATCACCGTCTGCACCACCAAGATTTCCTACACCAAATGTGACATCACCACGTTCGCCTTGAATCAGTTTGTAGGAGACAGTTGTGCCAGATGTAGTGATATCCACCACGCTACCTTCTATTTGGAAAGCTGTTGTTCCTGCAGTGGCCGCTGTAGAAGATTGCACAACAACACTGTTGGTGGCTGCCGAAACAGAATAAAGCACTGAGTCTGCGCCCAATGCTCCTGTGCCGCCAACAGCTATAACTCCGCCACTGTCTGTAGCAGTGGTTGCGCTGGCAAACGTCACAGTGGTATTGGTACAGGTCACTACGGTTTGTGCTCCATTAAATGGCACACCACCTGCGGCAAAAGCACTCACAGTGATCAACTGGAATGGCAAATAAGGAGGAACGTTTTGAGCAGTAAACGTTAATGTGCAGGTAACCCCGTCACCTACCGCAGTCACGCCGGTGATATTTGGTCTTGTGACCAAACTTGATCCTAATACAAAATTGTTCAAGCAGGTTATATTAGAAATGGTTGTGAAATAAGGACCACTACCAGTAGACACTCCTAGTGTTGGGCCTACTGTAAATGCCAGAGAAGTGGGTACGCCTATAAATGTGCTGTCGATCAAAGGCCTAACACTAACACTGAAATCATTGGCAGTCAGACCAGAAGTGATTACAAAGTACACAACGCTCGCAGTCAATCCTGCGGGCAACACACTGGCAGTGAATCTAACCGGTTGACCTGCTGTGAGTCCGTGACTGTTTTTGGTAAAAGTATTGCCTCCAGTGCTCACGCTGGTCACCGCATTAGCTGCACCTGTTTCTACACCCGGCTCATACACAGTGATTTCTACATAATCATAATTTTCTCTACCCTGTGCCAAACCCAATCCATATGGAACCATTGTGGGACTTCCTGACACTGCTGATCCAGTAAATGTGGTTATGCCCAAACCTGTTGCTGTAAGAGATATGGTAAATGTTGTATCAGTTGGTGCAGTCTTGATAAAGTATATTGCACCGTCTACAACTTCAACGCCTGCAGTGATTTCGTTGGGCAATACTGCGCCCGGAGGTTTAACAAATCTTATCTGATATCCTGCTCGCTGTCTATGATTGATATCAGTGGTTATGACACCAGTGGCGTAGTTTATACCTATAATGGTATAGGTTTCTAGATCATATGTTTCATCATAGGGTGTGAATTCCAATTGCCTATAGACAAAAGGACTGTCGTTGATTATTAAAGCAGTACTAGGTCTAGTAGCTACATCTACTATGTCTCCGTGCAACACATGAAAACTGTTATTTCGAATAGTGATTCGTTGCCCATGAGGTATTGCCGCAACAAGTCCGCCGCCTGTGCTGATATTGATTTTAATACGCTTGGTAGCAAGATCTTGGATTTCTGCTGTTGTAGTAGCATATCGTACAATTTGACCTGCATGATTAATTTCTAATTCACTTCCAGGCAAAGGAAAGAAATCATCGTAGTTCAAATATAATACATTTTCTCCCCTTTCGTTCAATGTGTCAACTGTGGCAGCATACACAGTTGCAGTCTGTGCAAGATCGGTGTAGAATCCAGTGGGAGTCGGAACTTCCAACGGATCGCTGGCTTCTGCTACCAATGCAAAGTTTCCGTGAGCACTAGATCCACCTATGCTTCGAATCTGTCCACCATTCAGTGAATAGTAGGAAATTTGACAGTAGTAGGTAAACATGCTCACAGCTTCAGTTAATCCGCCGTTGGTAGTTACAAGTCCGTAACCTAGATCAGACACCTGTGTAAAATCGTTACTGAGCATAGAACGATTACCAGGCATAAGAACTTCAAACACTCTGATAAAACTGTGTGTGCCTGATCCTGCACCCACAAAAGTCACTGCTGTGTTGTTGCCAGCCAATGCACTGATTCTAAATTGAGTAACAGTAAATCCAGATAGTAATACATAGTATTCTTGATTGGCGGTGATTCCAGTTGGCAATGTGCCAGTAGAACTAAATTTAATAATGGCACCTGGTTGTAGATCGTGACCAGATGCAACGGTTATAGTTGGAGTGCTAAATGTACAGGCAATTGATCCAGCAGCGGGCGTGTAAGGAGTTAGTTCATCTAAGATAAATTGAGCTGTACTAAATCCGCCCGTGGTAGCAGTAGCAGTACCTACACCAAAGGTATAACCTCTGATATAGTTTATTCTGTAAACTTCTCCACTGACAATAAAACTACAAGGAGTTCTGGGAGGTCTCAGTAATCCTGATACTCGTAAAAATATATTACTGTCTTTGCTGTCTATAACAAATTTCTGATTGCCTGTGAATCCGTCCACAAACATACCACCGGCAAATGTCTTGGCATTTATACTTCTACTAAAGGATGCAGATTCTTGACAGTAAGGAGATTTAGCAAGTATCTGTCCTTCTGGATCTAGTACCATACCAAATCCACCTTGACCCTGCATGGTCATGGCTCTTAGGATCACGGCATCGTTGCACAAGAACATGTCCATATCGCCATTGTCTTTGGGATAGTTTACGGTTCCACTGTTGCTGATAACATCAACTATAGCATTGGTCAACAGTGTAATCACAGTGTCAGATCCTACTTCTGCTACTAGACCTTCGTCTAGAGTCTGTAGTGTTGGTACTGTGGTAGTAGTGGCCACAGCACCGGTCAGTGTATACAATGTTGCAATAGTTACATTATCAATAATGTCTTGAGCCAAAGTGTTGATACGCTGAATACCTGCCACAGTCTGAGAGAGTTGCGCACCAATAGCCAATGCAGGATTACTGCCTGGAACTGCTGGTCCTTTGTATTTTAATGCAGCAGAAATTGTGCGATTCTGGCCACTCCATTTCAAATCAAATACCATAGAGTCTATGATCAATCCAACATCTCTATAACAGATATCTTCATTGTAGTCAAATGCAGACGTAAAAGGAGCCGTGTTTGTAGAAATTTGATTATTGATCCAACCTATGACCTGATCTTGAATAAATTTTCTATTCAAGGTGATCAGTCGTGCGGCACTATTGAAGCCGCCTTTGTTATTAATCAATGGATAAACAGGCTGTGAAGAATCTGCTAGATAGTGATAACCATACAGTTCAGTGGCCACAGTTAGGCCGTCTATTACAGGATCTCGTCTAAAATTCAAAAATGCCCAAGGACTAGAACTGTCAAAACCTATCTGTGGTCTAATAATAGTTCTACGAAATTCATCGCCTATTATTGCCACGTTTTGAGGAACACGTAATGGTAAATTTTCTAGGTAAATGCCGGTTTCAACAAATACTGAAATTTGAACACTCTTGGTTACATCACCAAATGAAATGGGCTCGCCAAGGACGAATTCACCGCTAACAATATCAACATCAAATTCTTCGTTGCCGGATGTGTCTAGAGTACCGTCGTGTGCTAGAATTTGTGCAAGAGCTCCGGAAGTTTCTCCACGAAGATATAGTCCTTCTCGTATGTCTTTGGCTGCGTTAGCGGCTACAGAAGTCAATGCAGGATTTCCGGTAAAGTCTGTTCGGTAACCGCTGGTAAGCAATCTAAATCTTGGAAGACTCACACGTATTGTTGGCTGCGAAGTAAATCCTGATCCTCCGTTAGTGATACTGATACTTTGTATCGATCCACCAACTGCTGGAGGTCCAACAACAGTAATTGGACTAACATCTGCTACACCAAAGGCTCCGGAGCCACCGCCACCCTCAAATCTTACCGACACTAGGCCATATCCAGATCCGCCACCGCCCGGGTTAATCTGTACTCTAGCTACCTTAAATGTAAGATTCAGTGTACATCCAGATCTAACACCGGCACCGCTGCCGGGACAGGTAGTAGCTGCAGGATTTACCGGCGCAGGCAACACGCTGTAGTTGCCACCAGTAATCTGTCTAATGGCAGTGACTGGACCTCGTCCTCCTGAGCCTCCTGGTCCAACTGACAGCACCTGATATCTTGCTGCTGTACCAGTGCCGGTGGCTACAGTGAGTATATCGCCTGGGAGATAGTTAAATCCTCCGCTGGCAATCTCAACGGTGTCCACATTCATAAAAATGAATGCAGGACTAAAACCAGTTCCTGTGGTAGCACTTTCATCGTCAATTTCTACTAGAGTACAAGGCTCATCACCGTTGTTCCAGGTAAGAACTTTCTTGTAAGGACCAATTTCTAACGGAGCTTCTAGAATCAATTCTTCTGCACGTTTAAGAGCACCTTCTAGTGTCTTATATGCATAGGCTAAACTGCGGCCCTGTCGATCTGGTCCGACACCAGATCGATCATCTGCTCCGGCTGTGCTCACATACAGATTTACTGTACTGCTGTAACCGGAACTATCAACATATCGTTTAGTGGCAGCTATCAAACCATTGTAAGCCGTATCGTCATCGTCTACAGGGTCTCTTGAAAGTACCAGCGGCCCGGTCATGGTACCAAATGCAGTGTTAACTGTATTGGTGGCAGGATCAATAGAATCTATACCTTGAAGAGATATCTTAGAATCCACATAACCTTTGTTGGCTGCCACTCTGTCTTTTTCTGTAGCAGTAGATCCGTGAATTATGTTTATTCTGTTAATTGACTCATCGAGTTCAGAAAAAGATCCTATATTAGGTAAATTTCCAATAGGATATCTTACTCCCCCGCCTTGAGCATTGAGCGGTCCTCCTAGATTTGGGTTAGAATCGCCTGAGATGTTTGAAAACAAACTGTTAACAACAATGGAATTTGGATTAGTTTCAAAATCAATTTGAATACCTTCACCAGATTCTAGTTTTTTAAAAACTACACCGTCTGTGGTATCATTGATAACAACTAACGCATTTTCATAATCGTTAGGGAATGATTCGGGAGTATCGTCTAGACCTATGAATGTTAGTTTTTCACCTAGTCCTAGTGAACTATAGAGTTCTCTAAAATTGTCATTGACAGATCTAAAACTGTCTCTGATACTGTCGCCGGTGCCGTCGTTGCCAATTGCACCAATATTAATAATTTTTCTTGCCATAGCAAATCCTATGTGTTTGGATATCGATAATATTTATCCAAAGTTTTTATAAGCCTAATGTAAATACTGGATGTTCATTCAGACCAAATCACAGAAAAATCAATATGTTAGGATTAGTAAGCTGGGCAATCAACACAGTTACACACGGACAAAAACCATTGTGATCTTAAAATGTGATGACTGCGATGCGGTGTTTGAAAGAGATCTAAAAAAAATAGATAGAAAGCGTTTAAACAACAACTATTTTCATTGTTGTTCTAGATGTGATATTAAGAGATTTGCGCAGAGAACAGGAGCAGATCACAAGAAAATTTGGGATATGCCCACTGATACAGATCTAGATATTTCTAAACTCTAAAACTTTCACCGCAACCGCAGCGATCACGTTCATTGGGATTGACGAAATCAAACCCTTCATTGAGTCCATTGCGAACCCAATCCATTGTTAGCCCGTTTAGGTATACTAGGCTTTTGGCATCAACTAATATTACAAAGTCTTGTTGAGCAAAATTAGTAACTCCCTCTTCGGCAGTGTACTCGTCCACATATTCTAACACGTAGGCTAATCCACTGCAACCTGTAGTTCTAACACCTATGCGGATACCTACACCTTTGCCACGTTTGGCTAGAGTTTGCTTAATTCTTTTAGCTGCTGTGTCGGTTACGGTAATCATTCACTGCCGCCTTGATAGCATCTTCTGCTAGTATTGAACAATGTATCTTTACTGGCGGTAGTGCTAGTTCTTCGGCAATTTCGGAGTTTTTAATTTCTCCGGCGTTGTCGATGTGCATTCCTTTGACCCACTCCGTAATGAGGCTCGAGCTCGCAATAGCCGATCCGCAGCCATACGTTTTAAATTTTGCATCTGTAATAATACCTGTATCATGATCAACCTTTATCTGTAGTTTCATAACATCCCCGCAAGCAGGTGCGCCAACCATACCAGTACCAATATCAGGATCACTCTTGTCAAAAGATCCCACATTCCTGGGATTTTCATAGTGATCAATTACTTTGTCCGAGTACGCCATTGATTATCCTCCAATCGATTATTTTCCATATGTTTTTCAAATAACTTTTTTTATCAGCTTGATAGTCTAGAGCCCAAGCGTGTTCCCACCAATCAATTAACAGCACAATATCATTTTTGATTTCGTGATTCACAATGGTTTTGATCTTGCCATCACGAGCTAGATATGCCCATCCGCTGCCCTGTATTGTCATGGCTGTTTTTTCAAATTCTTCTTTGAAACTGTCAAAAGTATCAAAATGTTTTTCTATAAACGCCAAAATAGCATCATATGGTCTGTTGGCACCTTCTGGTTTTTGTAGTTGACCAAAATAGATATTGTGTAAAAACGCACCAGCTTCGTTGAAATCGTCGTCGCCTTCGCCCTTATTATATCTATCAACATAGGCCTTGTACAGCGTACCGTAGTGATAATCTATAGTTTCTTTACTTTTTATCGGCGCCAACTCATCACGGTCGTAGGGCAATGTCAACTGTACAAGTTTGTCTTTTTTGCCTTCGATTATAAACTTTTGAATGAATTTAAATTCCATATATGTATTTACCGCTAAATAAATTCCTAAGGAGATTTAATATGCTAGGATTAATTAAGAAGCTATTTGGTGCCAAGCCAGCAGAAACAACTGCGGAAGTACCATACAAAGTTGAGGTAGCACCTGCGCCAGCAGTTGAAGTAGCACCTGCGCCAGCAGTTGAGGCAGTGATTGTTGTTCCAGAAGCAGTTGTCCCGGCGGCAGTAGTTGAACAAGCGCCAGCTAAGAAGCCTGCACCTAAAAAGCAACAGCCAGCTAAGAAGCCTGCTGCTCCAAAGACTGCAACGGCAAAAGCACCACCTAAACCAAAAGCAACACCTAAGCCAAAAGCAAAGCCGGCTGCTTAAGACTCTGTTCATAGAGTGCAAAGCTGGATAGATTTTTAGCCTTGCTTTCGCACATGATGTCAAAGTTGTCACGGAAGCTCAAGGCCCATTCATTCACTGCTGTATTCCAGTAAAATTCTGAATGTGCTCTGAGTTTTTGTTTCTTGTAGCCCTGCTCTAAGAGGGACGGAAGATGGGGACGGATGTGTCCGGGATGGTCAATAAGGCAGTCTTCCCGTGATACACTATAATGTAGCACAGGGCGAACACCACGCCAGCTATCAATAATCCTCTTAACACGGTCGTCAGTTGCTTCAATATATTCTCCAGAATTAATCCAATGATGATGTATGTCCATGACCAGGGCACAGTCCTTGACCAATTCAATGCTTGAATCAATGCCCCAGGTCATTTCGTCATTCTCGATGGTAAGGCAGTTTCGGGCCTCGGGTGTCATTTTGCTTAGAGCATCACGAACACCTTGTGGTCCTAGCTTGCCTGAGATATGCACATTGATCTTGAAGTCTTGAAATGTTTGACCATAGCCCATCCAACGAGCCATATCAACGTGATACTCGAACTCTTCTATTGATCGTTCTACTATGCCCGGGTTAATAGACGCCAACACGCAAAACTGGCCAGGATGAAAGCTGAGCCTAACATTATTCTTGCGAGCCACATCACCCACTCGGGCAAATCCTCTTTCTGCAAATGCTCTGACATCGGACTGCCGCCAAAACCACTTCCAACTAGGCTCAGTGTATACAGGAAGTATATCACTTGAGAGTCGTACCATTCTAAGATCTTCATCTAGTGTTCCTACCCTGCTGACTAATTTGTAGCAGGCTTCTATGTTTCGTTCCATTAAATCCCAAAGCCGCTGTTCTGCTTCTTGGGGATGTTCACGCAACCACCTAACTGTGGTAGCACCTGTATTTAAGTCACGGTCACGAGCATTGATCTTCATGCCGTTTACTTCTGCAGGATCATTAATCCACTTACAGGCAAAACCAATTCGTTTAATCATAGTTTCTTTCATTAATAAAGCACGGGTTCAACTGTGGACTTACTCTGCAGGGCCATCATAATTTCTTCTTGTGCAGTATGGATCAGTTCGTAGTCTTCTAATATCAATCTACGAACTTCTGCAGGTAGACTGCACCAAACTTCAACATTATTATAGCTACCTTTTGTCTCCGGCGGCAAGCATTCACCTATCCAACCTGCTAAGGACTTAAATGCTTCAACGGTATTGCCGGGATGGCTGCGCCGAATTGCTCCGGCAAAGTCATTAGCCAGTACTGCTGTAAAACATCCACCTGGACTAAATCCGTGAACAAGATAGTTGTACATAGGATCGGCAAAGTCTTTAGGTACATCCCAGCGTTTAAAAGTTTCTAGGATTTTATTGCGGCTGTACTGTGTTAGTTTCATCTTTAACTTTCGCTGAAATTACATTAGCAATACGGAAAGATCGCCATTCCTTTTTATCTAAGCACCAAACATTCATAACATTGGGATTTTCTTTTTTAACTTTTGGAAAGTCGATAGGATTATCTGTGTTAGTAATATGTGGAGGGGCAGGCGGAATAAACTCTGCCTTAAGTGTACAAGGCATTGATCGAGTCTCACCATTCACTTTGGTAAATTCTACGATGCACTCATTTTCAAGAAGCAGAGTGCGTAATGCTTCGGGGGTAATAATAGTCATGCTACTATTATAACACACTTACCGCCAGTTGTCAATGACATAAGGATCTAAAACATCGTGAGGATTTGGATCTCCGTGGAATACACAGACACTACAATTGGTTGGAATTTTTGGATTGATTACTGATTTAAAGTTTCGTTTACCGTCCTTCAATACTAGTTCTTCTCTGCTACGTATTTCCCATTTGTAACTTTGTATCCATTCTATGGGCCAAAATTTTATACGATCCTTGCTGGTCTTCCATATCCAATCTTGATCACCTTGTAATTTCTGTGCTTCGTTAGGATTGTTGTTGAATTGTTGATAGATATGACTCTGAGAACCGTGCATCCAACTCATCACAGAACTATTGAGATACATCCAAGAAGGGTGAAATTTTCTATTAAAATCTTTTATACCTAAGAAAGCGTTTCCGTGTCCTACAGTTAAGTTATCTATGTTGTTGTGTATTACAACATCGAGATCAAAATAGACTATTCTACCATTGATTGGTAAATTGGGATCGAACATATGTACCTTGTGCCACCATATTTTTTTATAATTTTTCATAGGTTGCACAATACTTCGAACACCTTCTATGGGGTGATGATCATCGGTAAGACAAACAAATTCGTAAGGAACTGTTAGATGGCGAGATACCATATTTCTAAGACGTTCAATGTACTCACGGCCGTACTTGGTACCAAATTTTACACACAGAACAGTTATTTTTTCAAGATTAGTATCTACAATAACGGTTTCTTTCTGCGGTCGCCGAGCTTCTTTTTCAAGTCTTCTAATGGCTTTGAGACGCTTTCGTTCTTCTTTAGTTTGGGAGGGATTTAACAATTCCATCTATTTTTATAAGACTTTCTAATACGTTTTTGAGATTAGATAATGTGATCATATTAGGACCATCGCTAGGGGCATTGTCTGGATCTTCATGACATTCCATGAACACAGCACTCACGCATCCGGTGGCCACTGCTGCCCTCGCGAGGTACGGGACCATAGTGCGATCTCCTCCGGAGACTGTTCCCAGCCCACCAGGTTGCTGAACACTATGTGTGGCATCAAAAACCACTGGATACCCGGTGCCTGCCATAATGGGTAGACTACGCATATCCACAACAAGGTTATTGTATCCATGAGTGTATCCTCTTTCGCATAACATGATGCGTTCATTGCCAGTTGAGGCAATCTTTGCCGCAACATTTTTCATATCGTGGGGAGCAAGGAATTGTCCTTTTTTCACATTGATAGCACAGCCTGTAACACCTGCCGCTAGCAGCAGGTCAGTTTGCCTGCACAAGAATGCAGGAATCTGCAAGACATCTATGCCAGCGGCAGCACACAATTCTGCCTGATAGCTTTCGTGGATGTCAGTTAAAACTGGCACTCCAAAATTGTGTTTAACAGTATTAAGAATCTTTAAACCTTCGTCGATTCCAACACCTCGACGAGTTGATATACTAGATCGATTGGCTTTGTCAAAGCTGCTTTTGTAGATAAACTTGATCCCTAAACTATCACAGGTTTCTTTTATACTGTGTGCAGTTTCGAGTGTGTGATCTAGACTTTCAATTTGACAAGGCCCGGCAATTAATACCAACGGCTCGTTGTTTCCTAATTTTATATTATGTATATTAAAGTTTTTCATACACTAAGTAAATTTTAATCTTTTCCGGTGACAATAACAGCAACTTTGTCAATCCAGACCATTCTACCCTTGCAGGCAATATTCCACTTTGTTTCGTTATGCTCGTGCGTACACTCAGTAAAAGTTTCTCCAATGATTCGAACATCTGTGGCCAAATGTTCTACACCATTTTCAAAGATACGCCAAACTAATTCCGAGCCATGATGTTTAGTATTAAACCTGACGTGATATTTGTTCATTTTTCCTCTTCAAAATAAAAATTAATATTAATAAACATCCTGTGAGAGTTTTTGGGAGTACTTCCAGCATGATATTGTAATCCATCAAATATAATACATTTATTTTTTTTAGGAGTTATTCGTTGAATAACAGTCTTTTTGCTATTATCAACAAGTTCTTTTTGTCTCTCATTAAAAAATATTGTATCGCCGTCGCTATCATTTACATAGTATATCATAACCATGTGAGGGTTAGCATAATCTGTATGAGGACCCTGATAAAAATCTCCAAATGTTGGATTTTTATACACTAATACAGCCCTTGAACGTTCGACTGCTTTTACTGTCTTAGCAGTATGTTGTTCCAATGAACCCATTAATGAATGAATAATTCCAACATGTGGACTTACTGGTTGTTTATTATGTACAAACATATGCATAAATCCGTCAGAGTCTTTAATTTTAGGATCATTAGCTACTGCCTCATCATTGACACAGACTCCTGATATTGAATTTATATATACCCAATTAAAATTTGTAGATAACATAAAATTCTCAATACTATCAGCAGTTTCACTATCTAATAAATTGTCAATTTCTAAAATCATTGTAATCTATTTCTTAATAATATAATTCTTTCGCCATTGTGTTTGGTGTTAAATCTAACGTGATACTTGTTCATTTAAGCCCAAGCTCTTTGCGTATTTTTGTAGCACTGATGTCAGTAATAGATTCATCAAATGTTTCTTCACCTGAAGTATAACCTACTCCACGACCCCAACCAATGTGTACAATGTTTGGAACTACTTGAATTTCATATTGACCCTGATACAAGGGATCTAGATCACGACGAATAAAGCCTTTGACTTTTTCTACTTCAAATGGATTACTGCCTTGCCATCCCTGTACATCCCGTACCTGAATAACTACCTGACCAGTTCGTGCAATCAGACGTTCAAACAACGCACGATGGCCGGCATGCCAAGGTTGCCAACGACCTAACATCTGTACTGTTTCTTTTTTCCAATCAAATTGAGGACGTCTACGATCGGCTAGTATATGATCTCCAATAAACTCAGCCCACTTATCGGCATCTTGTTCTGTAACTCGGAAATCATATTGTTCCGGTGGCACAAATGCTTTGTTGGTATCTTCAAAACGGCCTTGGTCAATAGTGTCCACCCAAATAGTCCAATCTGCTTTAAAATTGTTACGCATTTCAACTAATGGTGCAACAAAGTCACAGATAACAAATTCACCTGAACATTCTATAGCAAATTGAAACATACGCAAACTCTGACGAATACGCCCAGCGTTAGTAAAATCCCAATCGTTATATTTTTTACGGATATCATCGGCATTGAACCAATCTACTCCTACTTTCATAAAATCTGGACCTGGTATGCCTTCATAGTTCGTTACTCGCCCGGGATTAACTTTCATTAAATCACCGTTGGCTTCTAGATATTTTTTCAGTGCTTGTGCAAGGTATGTTTTACCTGATCCAGGTAATCCCATTATCAAAATGCGTTTAGTCATATTAGGTCCTTTAATTGGTGTGTTATGCATATTAAATATGCGCATATTATTTACCAATGTCTGAGGGTGTTAGCAATAATAAAGAAACAGGTTATGACGTGAATGATTACCCAAAAAGTTTTTAAAAATAAAGCAATGCGAGCTTCTCGCAGAGAAAGGATAGGCACATCCGGCCTATCCTCATCAGTTTGTCCCATTAGGTGCCCAGTTGCCCGGGCCCATATACGTTCAAACGAGTTCACGCAAATAGATCCTCATTCCATTCGCGGTGACCTTCACGGAATGCCATATTAGCCTGTGTTTCACGCACTTCTACACGATAGCACCAAAGTCTAGCAGCCTCGCCTGGTCCCCACATTTCTGGAATGTAAACACCATTCACATACTTGTAGAGCATATCACTCAGTGCTTCACATCCGAGTGCAGGTAGGACAACAATCTTGGCCATGTTCTTTTCTTGTAGCATTTTGAATACTTCAAGTTGAGGATCGTCTTGTGCTACGATAAGGGTATGATCAAATTGATCCTCTAGTGTTTTCTTTAGTTCTTTCAAACCACCATAGTCAGCCGCCCAATTGCGGACATCCAGGTCGTTGGTGCCAAAGTAAAATTTCATACTAAATGAATAGCCGTGAATTAGATTACAGTGACTATCACTACGCCATTGCCTGTAAGCACAGGGAAATGCATCGTGATATTCTTTTGTCGAAGTGTACTTATAAAGTACGGGTTGTAGATTTGCCATCTCTAGTCTCCTTTATTAAGGTAGCAAGTTTGACGACATGCAGAGTTTATAAAGCGGGATGAATGACGTAAAAAGTCCGCTAAGTTTTAGTATACAGTCTATTTAACTGTTATGCAACTGATTCTTAAAATTTTCTATGCTGAGAAACTCAACATTAGATTTTTTCCATTCCAGCGGCATTAGCCAATTGTCATGATTTACAATATTATATTCTATAGTGGGAAACAATTTGAATACCTTAGCTGCTTGCCATATCCAATAGCTAGGATCAATTGAGTGTGATCCTCCGGCAGAATAATTTTTTGTATTTTTATAAAGATTGTTTACTAAATTGGCATTACCATACAGGTCAAAACCTAATAGATAAATTTTTTTAATATCTGGCAACTGAGAAGCAACCAGTAATGCATAAGTTCCACTGCCCCAGTTTCTTGGTTGGTCAATTCTATTGTGTTCTTGATCGGGGATATCAGGTAATAGAATTATATTTTTGTGCTTTTGCACCTTTCGAAACCATTGATATGCGTGTTCTCGAACATATATAAATGTTGAAGCTGTGTTTGGATTCTCTACAGCTTCTCTCACCATACGTTCATCACAGCAAATAAGATGATTAACCACAGCGTCTCTATGTATGGCATTACATCCTACCAATGATATGTTACCTAGTAAATTTTGTATATTAATAGAACCACGACTTTCGCCATTGCCTATGACTAGTACAGAATTGGGTATCATCTATCTCTTTCTTTGATTTCTCCGAATGGTAACCAAGTTCCCGGCACACCAGATTTTGCACATACCCAACCTATATACGTTTTAATTTCTGGTTCTGAATTCCAAATTATATCACCTCGAGTATATGCCCCATAGTCCGGAGGTGTGCTTGCATATGACTGCAGATGTCCGTTAAATCTTATTGATCCGTTCACGTGTAAATCAACATTTGGATCAGGATTTCTAACTCCAATGCTTAATTTTCCGTGAATTGCCACCTGAATAGGAGCTTGTTCAGTACTGCCTAACTGTATATTTCCATTGGATGATACACTTATTCTAGCTGTGTTATCTGTGATAATGTCAAAAGGCGTGCTAGCATGAGTACCTACCATGCCTCGTGTTTGATCTTTGGTTCCAAGCACAACTTCGATACCGTCTTGTACTACAGATAATCCTGCATTTGGTGTGTCGGTACCTAGTCCCAGTCTATTATTTTCTTTATTGTAATAGACATATTGATCGATTACCATTGAACCGTCTACAATCAATCCTCGTAGTCTTCCTAATTCACGTAGATTACTCTTTGTTACAGACGTGCCCAGTTCTGTAGAACTGAGAATTGGCACTCCGCCAATAATCAATGTGCGATCTTTAAATAGTTCAATGTGCTCGGATGAGAAAAATCTATCTGGCTTTTCATTGTAGACAAATTGTTTTACATTGCCTTCACCAAACCAAAGAATTCCCTTGCCGTTATTTTTGCCACCGTCTTTGGCACGAAATTCTATAAATTCTGTAATTTCCTGAGCAACAGGTCGATGTGCCTGTTCCAACAGTGCTTTAAAAGCATCGTTGAATTCAGTTAGAGTTTGATCGATATTGGTATTATTCATATCAGTATTTATCAAACTCTCACTGAATTATTATACAACCTTTAACAACATAATTTCTTCGTTGATACGCCCGTTCATTTTAGTATCGACTGCGTTGATATCTTCTAAGAACTTACGCAGAGCTACTTTACCGGCCTCTTTAAAAGCCTTGAGTTGTTCTGCAGGCTTACGCAAAGTCTTTTGCACTGATTTCATTTCACTAAAACCTGTGATAGTAGTACCTTTAATACCAAGTTCTTGAAACTCAGCGGCTACATACTTGCCAAGTTTACGTGTTTTACTGTTAAAAATCCACAATTCCTGAGCACCAATAATGTCTGCAGGGTTAACGCTAACCAGTTTGAGAGGCTCGTCGCTCTTCTTGTACTTGAGTTTGGCAATAATCTTGTCTTTACTCACAGCCTTTTTAGCACGGGGCTTCTTGTTAACCTTGGCCTCTTGCATTAACATATTGCAGGCACTTTCAATTTCTTGCAAAAATGCAATAAAGGATTTAATCTGTTTCTTGCTACGATGACTATATCCTTCTTTCAACTGCTCGTCAGCCTGACCACTGGCAAGTTCAAGTAGTTCTGTAAGATTTCGAGAATAAAAATCACGAATGATTCGAGCGTGAGCTGCCTTGGCCTGTTTTGCCTTGAGCAAGTTCAGCACTTTAAATGCTTTTGGATCAAATGTTTCGGGATCAGTTTGAAACGCTTCGATGGCTGTTTCGATTTCCTCAGTCATTCCCAACGATACTTCACGAAGTCTTTCTTGGATACTAGGAACATATACGTCTTTTTTAACTTCTACAACTTCGTCGCTGTCATCTAGATCGTCTCGACCTTGTTCAATAACTTCGTTGATACGGGCTCTCAACCAAACCGCAGTGTCTCGACCGTCATTAAACTCGTCACGTACACTAGGCATACCCTTAAGCAAGCAGGCTGCAACGGCTCCCATTGTCATCCCGCAACGATTGTCCTTGGTTTTCTTAAATGCAGAAATATCTTCTTTGGTACAGCCTTGTTGACTCATCCAATCTATGACCTTAGGTTTAAGTTCTTTGGCAGAACTTTCCAACCGATACCAGGCCATAGCACTATGAAATTGACGCAAGAATTGATTAGTATCCCAGGTTTCGTGTCCTTCCCATTTTGGGCTAAAGTCACGACCTTTCTTTGCACGAACTTCTGCTAAATGTTTTGCGTTAGTAGCCATTTTCACTCCAGTGTGTTAAACAATACTTATATTATAACACCATTTACTGGGATTGTCAACCGTGTTCAAATCTTTTGACCTTTTCCAGATCGCCTTCTTCGTTTTCCAAATAGACAATGCTGGCATGATAACCCAAATCTAATTGAGTCTGAGCAATTTCAAAAGCCTGCTTGCGGCTGTTAGTTGTTTCGATCAACTCTTCTTGGCCAGCTTCGTCCTCGGCCCATACTTCATAAAGTTCCCAGTTCATTTTGGACAGTGTTCTCCTTTTGGTTATTCGTCCATTTCGTCGTCTTGGACTACCCAGCCCAGACGAAACAGATCCTCTCGGATCTCATCGGTAACTACACCTTCCCCAACATAAGCATCGTATTCCTTTGCCTTAGCTTGTTGTTCTAGTGATAGTTTTTGAAATTCTTCTTCGGTTAGTCGCTCACCCCGAATGCCACTACAGTACCAATCAATGTAGTCACCCGCTTGCCGCATATCGGCAACAATACCGCCAGCGTATCTCCAACTGCACGACCAGCGTTGATTCTTTAGGATTGGCATAACATCATATTTGATAAAATCTCTATTACACATTGACGCATAGAGATTTTGAGCATAAACATCGCTTTCTCGAACTTTTTCTAGAATCCAATCAGTGGTCAATAGATCGTATTCCATATTTTCAATGCGACTTGCTGGATCTTGAAATTTGGCATCGTGCTGTTCCGCATAGGAGTCATACATAGCCAGATAGTCTTCGTTCACAGCTTCACCGTTTTCTTTCATTCGTTCTATGTATTGTTCTTTTTGAAAGGTGTGCCGTTCAGGGCTTCTTGAAATTTTTGACATCTTGCACAGCTTGTTTTAATGTTTCACCGTAATTGAGAGCAGATTGTTCTGACAAATGTATATTGGTTTCAAAGTCTACATGGCCGTTGACTAACAATGTCCATATGTGTTTCCAACGTGACATAGACCAAAAGTTGGTTCTAGTTGTGGTATAAATTGTTACAGTTACGCCTGTGTCTTCTGCTTCTATATCAATGGTATGTGTACAATCATCGGAGCCACATTCGCAGACAACCTTGTACATCTTAGAGGAGCCCCACTCGTTAACTTTTAAAATACCTCTGGCTGGGGTTTCGGCTATCATGTCCATAGACTATCTCTTGCTTTGATCAAACGAATCATCATGGCTTCATCTTCTTTTTCGTATGCGGCTTCAATCTTCTGAAGTAGCTTGTGTGACTTGTCGCTCAATTTTTCAAGTTCAGGAGTCTTCTTGCTGCCAAACAATCTGCCACCGTTGAGAATTCTAGCCTGTTCGCAGTATTCAGTCCAACCACTGGCATCGTAAGCATCAGGACGAGCAGGACGAGTTACAGTCCACCAAGTGTAAAGTTCTTTGATTTCTTTAGCACGAACTGCTTGTCCAGTAGGCTTACCATATTCTGGATGATCAGGTTCGCACCAGTCAGTGTTAGTCAGTGTCATTGCCCAATCTAAGTGATCAAGTCCAGCTTGAGGACAACGCCACACACGCCAACGGAACCAACCACTTGCCCAAAATGGAGCATTGTACTTTGCTTTGTCTTTGGCATCACTCCAAGCAATGTGACTCCAAGCTGATTCTATCTCAACAAAATCAACCAGCTCATTGAATAGGCAAGGCAGAAAGCGGTTCCCCACGTCCTGCCACTGGCCAGGCTTAATATCCCTGGGATGAGCGGTAAGGCTATGAGTGCGGCTAACCCAACGGTTGTTAATGTAGTACTTGATATCATATAGTTTCCTTACAGGCCAAGTTACAAAATCCTGGACGTAGCCTAGACCCTCTTCGGCTAACCAGTAACGGACAGGATGATAGCGTTTGGCTTCATCTTCCCATTCGGCCCATCCGTCTGAAGTTAGAGCATCCTTCTTAGGTGTGCCTCGAACCCAGTCTGCAAAAGGACTGCAACTCCAGTAACGTGTATGTTGTGCCATAATAGTATATTTTCTCTGTTGAACAACTTAATTATACTATCTTTTTAGAAACCTGTCAATAAGATTCTTTTTTGAATCGTTTTATTTTATAAGATTTTGGGATAATACCATACAGCTGATCCAAACCCAAATGGTATTGAATCCTACAAGAGTTGGTAATAGTTTCTTTTCACTGGCCCAAATAAGTGTTAGACTCGTTGCTAAGGTGAAGAAATACAACCACCAAATACTAATACCAAATATCAATCCGGGGATAATGATACAGGCTTTGGCCGCCCAACTGGCAAACTCTACAGTATTATAGTCAGTCCAATATTCCTTTGTAAACCACATACCATAACATTCTTTCATTTTGGCAAATCCTATGTGGCCGTATACTGCTCCACATAGAACTAAGAATGCCAGACAAGCTGATACTATCTGCACTTCATTCATTTTATATTTTTCTTTGGTAGCCTGACAAATTAAGCATCAAACTATACTGTTCGTAGGCTTTTTGGACAGCCGTGTTTGACTGCCTATGCCAACTTTCTTCACGCTCCTTTTCCATAAGCATGGCAAACATATCAGCATCGCTGTAACGATGATTTTGTAGACCAAAAAATCTCTGTTCCATTTCTATCAGAGCACGAAAGCGGCTTTCGGGTATTTGAACTGTGAAGACTTTTTCTGTTTCGTAGTCTACAATATCATTGCGAATGATATCAGCACGACTGGGATCTGTAAAATACTTAGGAGGATGGTATCTAGCCCTCCGTTTTTGATCATCTACAATTTGTATCTCGTAGTTTTTGCAAAACTGATCAATTTTTTCTTTCATTGTACCAGGCTTTCACTCATTGGAAATATGGCAGCAATGGCTTTGGCGCAGGCCAATGCAATCAACTGATGCTCTTTCTGTGTGCCGTTACCACTACGTAATTCAATAAAGTGAATCCACGAACGCAGAGTGCCGTTCATATACAATCTGCTTTCAATTAGACCTTCAGGTAGAACAGCACGAGCCTGTTCCTTGGCTATGCCATTAGCGATAGCCCACTCGTATTCTCGTTGTGCGGCATAGATGACTCGTTGTTGAGCTCGGAACCATTCATTTTGTAACAGTTGATCTTCCACGTCGACACTATTCTGTCTGTTCTTGGGGTCTTGCAGTCTTGCTTCTCTTGTAACAAACTTGAGATCTTTAGTTGGGTCAGCATAGCGTTGACTGAATTCCTGGAAGCTAAAGCTTCTGTGTCTAAGTATCTGTCGGGCAATGTCACGGGTGGTAGTGATTTCAACGCAGGCTGACACCATTTCAAGTGGGCTCCAGTGTTGGTGCTTGACCAAGTATCGTATAAGCTTCTCTGACGTTTCAGAGTTAAATTGGTTGCTTGGGTTGGACACACGGGCGCAATACGCAATGAGTTCCTGCGCATCATCGATGCCCAAATCTCTAAATTCGTCTGTGGGTTGTGAATAGGATACCAGCTTAACAT